GACATCGTTATTGACGAAGGCGAGTATTAGTAGACTCTGGAGGTAACGCCGTCCCATCGGGAGCTAAGGCATGGCCACCTATAAGCACCTCCGTAGCAGCACTGCCAATAAACGGCCTACCACTAGCATCGCCGATGGCCAGCTCGCCATCAACAGCAATGCCGCCTCAGCTGGCCTGTTTTTCAAGGATTCCACAGGCGCCACGATTATCAAAGTCGGCCCTGTTCACGTTGGCGCCACTGCCCCTAATGCAACACCCGGCGCAGGCGGCAGCAGTGGCAACAGCACCGGCGAAGTGTGGCTAGATACAAGCCTCACCCCCGTCGGCGTCAAGATTTGGAATGGCAGTGCCTGGGTCAACGGCACCCCCACCGGCAGTACCACTGTTCAGGGTCTGCTGGAACTTGCTACTGATGTAGAAACTCAAGCAGGCAGTGACGCTGCGCGTGCCGTCACACCGGCCGGCTTGCAATCCAAAGTAAGCGACAGTACCAGCACCACCAGCTCTACAACGATTGCCTCGAGCACGGCAGTTAAGTCAGCCTTTGACCTGGCCAACGCAGCGCTGCCCAAGTCAGGTGGCACAGTCACCGGCAATCTTGAGATCGGCACCGCTGGCAGCCTGACGTTTGAAGGCAGCACCGCTGACGGCTTCGAGACCACGCTGGCTGTAGTCGATCCAACTGATGATCGGACGATCAGGCTGCCAAATATCAGCGGCACGGTTGTCACCACCGGCGACACCGGCACCGTCACGAGCACGATGCTGCTCGACGGCACCATCGTCAACGCCGACGTAAACGCATCTGCCGCCATCGCCGGCACCAAGATCGCCCCCGACTTCGGCAGTCAGACAGTCCAAACCACCGGCATTGTCAGCCACGCCCTCGGTACTGCCCTAGCACCCACCGTCACCTTCACCGGCGACACCAACACCGGCATCTACTCCCCCGGCGCCGATCAGCTCGCGCTGGCGACGGGTGGCACGGGGCGATTGTTTGTTGATGCGAGTGGCCGCTTTGGCATCGGCCAATCTGCCATATCTTCCCCACTAGATGATTTACATATTTCATCTGCGGAGCCCGGCTTTATCCTAGAAGAGACAGACGCAGGAACCGACGAGAAAAGGTGGCGCATTAGAGCAGAAGGATCAATTCTGCGGTTTGAAGGCATCAACGATGCGTTTAACGCAACAACTGCATGGTTAAACGTCACACGCACCACTGGCGCACGCACTGTTGACAACATTGCGTTTAGCACCGGCACCACCGAACGCATGCGCCTGGACTCCAGTGGCGGATTTCAGTTAAAGGGTGCTGGCACCGCAGGCGTTACCCAAGCCGTCAGTTTCAACGGTTCGGCACCAGTCAATAGTTTGGTTATTACCTCTGGAGGACTGGTAGGTCTGGGGACTAGTGCGCCAGATTCGACATTGAATGTGCGGGCCGGAGCAAACAATACAGCAGCAGAAGATATTGCATCATTTAGCCGTCCCGATGCAGCAGTACGGGCGGCTATTACTAAGGGTCTGATCGGTGGAACAACCAATGGCATTGCTTTTGGAACTACAACAAATCATCCATTTGCACTAAATACAAACGGATCTGAACGCATTTATATCACCTCCGCTGGCAACGTAGGTCTGGGATCTAGCAACCCTCTCTATACATTTGATTGCCGTGGACAAGGAGCCTTTGAACTATATAACACAAGTGGTGGTGGAAACGTGCTGAACTTCCGCCCGAGTCTGGGGGACGCAAATAAGTACAACATGAGCATTAGCTCATACGATCACTCTGGCAATGGCACCAGCAATGCAGACGGTCTTAGCATCAACGGCTTTGATGGCGTAAGTATTTGTACAGACAACTCTACTGGGCGCACAGAACGGCTTCGTGTGACACAGGCAGGGCTTGTAGGGATTGGCACTATGAGTCCTGCCACGTTGTTGCATTTATCCTCAGCAACAGGCAGTGCAGCACCCTCTCCCACTGAGTTAAGGATTGCAACTACAACGGTTGCATCAGATTGGTCCGCAACCAATCCATGGGGTAGGATTAGTTTTTATAACGAAGATGGTTCAGGCTCTGGGCCAAAAATTCATGCAGCTATTGATGCCACAGCATTAACAACGGTAGGTGGAACATCAGATCTTGTATTTAGTACAAATAACAATTTAAGCAACACATTGGAAGCCCGGATGGTGATCAAGGGCGATTCAGCCAGTGCTGGAGCCAGGGTTGGCATTGGCGTGACTGCTCCTGGTGGGGCGCTTGATATTAAAGCTGCTGCCACAATCCACCCTGTAATTGTTCAAGGTCCTTTAAGCGAGTTTGCCCGCATCGACAGCTCCGGCAGGTTGTTAGTTGGTACGTCTTCTAGCCTTAGCGCCGGCAACTGGTCTGACTCGCTGATTCAGGTCCGTGGCAACAGCTCGGGGTCAACATTTGAAGCAAAGCTGGCTCTATTCACAGGCAGAACTATTGCTGCTGGAATTGGAGCAGGAGAAAGCCTCGGCCGTGTTGCCTTCGGTAATGGCGAAGGCGGTGAAGCAGCATGGATTACAGCACAGGCTGATGCTGGATGGTCTGCATCTGATTATCCGGGCCGGATCGTCTTTAGCACCACACCAGATGGTACTGCCACTCCTGTAGAGCGTTTCCGCATCACCAACGACGGTGTAATTGCACACGACCAGCCAGCTCCTGCTGCTGTCAATGCCACTGCAACGTTGACAATCGCAAACCTTAAAGCAGGCATTATCACCAGTACGTCAGCCGCAGCGACTGATATGACGTTGCCCACGGGCACCGACACACAAGCCGGGTTCAGTAGCACTTACGACAACTTCACCTTTGAGTGGAGCGTCATCAACACAGGTCCCAGCTTGGTGCGTGTGTTGGCTGGCACTGCTCACACTGTTGTTGGTTCTGGTTCTGTTGCTACTGGCACGTCTGGTCGTTTTGCATCACGACGTACTGCCGCCAACACGTTTGTGACCTATCGCCTGAGCTAGTAGGCCTACTCACTAAGGCGGGCAACCGGCCTACCCAACTGGTTGCACCACAATTACACTTCGGCTACCACCATCAAACCCATGGCTGACACCACCTTCACCTGGAACATTGCCCAGCTTGAACGCGAGGCAAATGACGGGTATGTGTTCACCGCCCACTACACGGTGGACGCCAAAGACGACACCTACAGCGCTGGCGCCTATGGCTCCATCGGCTTCGAGCGCCCTGAAGAGGACATGATCCCCTTCGCCGACCTCACCTCCGAGATCGTCATCGGCTGGGTGCAAGAGAAACTGACCGCCGAAAAGGTGGACGAGTTGAAAGCCGCCCTCCAGAAACAGCTGGACGAGCAGCGTAATCCGACCGTTGCGCAGGGCCTGCCTTGGGCATCCTGATCGCTGCCTTGGCACTGCTGCTAGCCACTGCCATCCTCGGCATCATGGCTTGGCAGTGGTGCCATACCTACGACTGGCAAGACCGCTACTGGTAACGACACATGGCAGTCAAATCCAAGACCGGCGCTACCTCGGTGCAACATGTGCCGGGGAAGCCAAAACTTACCGCCCAAGGGCAAGGCAAACGGTCTAAACCCAATCACCGACGCAAAAAATTGCGCGGACAGGGACGCTAAACTAGCACCATGATCGAGGTCATCGCTGCTGTCGCCGGAGCGTCCATCAGCGTGGCTGCTATGGGTGCCATGGGCTTTTCCCGTCGAAACGATGAAGCCCGTGACGCCGTAATCCGCCTCACGTCTGCCGTGGAGCACATCGCCACTCAGCTGGAAGTGCTCCACACAGACATCAAAGAAGACCGCCGCGAAACTTTTACCCGCCTCAACGGCGTCGAACAGCGGGTAACAAAGCTAGAAGCTCGCTAAGTCATGTCGGTAGTCCACAGCACCCGATACGCGGACGGTTTTGCCCTGGAACAGCTGGAAAACGAACGCGGCGAAATCTACTACCGCGCCTGCAAAAACAGCATCTGCCGTTATGCAGAAGACGCATACATCGCCCAAGTTTACCTAGAAGGCATGGGCTGGAACTCTACGTACACAGCCCTCCCGTAACCCAGCGGATAATCGCATCCTCCCGGTGCGGCTCCCAAAAATCCTGATCCCTGTACCACTCCAGCCAATCATTGGCAGATTTCGAAATATTACAGGCAAAACAACAAGCAATAAGATTCTGTTGGTGCGTATGCCCACCGCGAATCTTCGGATGTACGTGATCTAATGTGGCCGACCTACCTAAATCTGTAGCGCAGTAAGCACACTTGTTATCCCATTCTTTAAGAATGGACTGCCTAAATTTAGCCTTAGCTTGTTTTTTATTTAAGTATTCACCATCCTCGATGCGATGGTCCATACCCAACAGCCTTTACACAAAGTTAGCTGGCACACGCACTAGCTGCTTGGCGTTCTTCTTTAGTACAGCTAAACTTTGCCAAGACCCTTAAATCTCTATGGACCCCACAACCACCGCCATCATCGCCATCGCCGTGGCCGCTGCTAGCGAGATCATCGGCATGAGCAGCCTCCGCGCAAACAGCGTGGTGCAACTCATCCTGCAGTTTCTGAGGCTTGCCTTCCCAAAACGCTGACGATCGGGCCGAGGCTGGATCGCGCCATCGAAGACTGGCACGCCACCCAGCCTCCAACCATCACACCTCCAGTCGTGCTGGAGCACCCGATCGACAACACCCTACAGACAGGAGAAAGTCGCAAACTAGGCGGCGCCATTAGTATCCACGCCCCCCATTCCGATGGCTTCTAACGCAATCCGCCTAGGCGATCTCTTCCGCTACTACAAGGCCCTGCCGCACCAGATGGCAGCCCTGACCGAGCTGGAACAAGCCATCAACAAGGCCAACCCCAACATCTTGGGCCGCGACCAAGGCTGGTTCAAAACCTGGAGCGTAGCTGGCAAACAAACCAGCTTCCCCAATACTTGGGAAGGAATCCTCGAAGCTGCCCGCGTAGCCGGCGCCAAATTCCCGGAACTGGTAAGCGCCCAATGGGCCCTGGAATCCAACTACGGCAAGCTTGTCTCAGGCCGCAACAACTTTTTCGGCCTAAAAGGCAACGGCACCGACACCAAAACACAAGAATTTATCAACAATCAGTGGATCTCAATCACTGACAGCTTCATCGACTTTCCGGATCTACTGTCCTGCGTCATCTACCTAGTAGATCACTGGTACAAAGACTTCAAAACCTACAAAGGCTGCAACAACACAAACACCCGCGATGATGCTGCCAAGTGGCTGATTAAAGAAGGCTACGCTACGGACCCCAATTACGCCGGCAAATTGATTGCTCTGATGGAGCAACACTCTGGCACTAACCCGCCAGTCAAACCAAAAGAAAAAGTTCTCAAGGTCGCCTACGAGTACCAACTAGGCCCTGACGATGGAGCAACCGGCTACCGCCAATGCTTCAGTTCCAGCTGTGCCATGGTGGCCCGCTATTACGGAAAGATTTCAGGAGATTACGAGTACAACAAACTCCGCGCCCGCTTCGGCGACACCACCGACCCCAAAGCACAGATTGCAGCCCTCAAAGCTCTGGGACTCAAAGCCACCTTTGAAATGGACGGCACTGCCCAAGACTTGGAAGACGAAATCAACGCCGGCCACCCAGTACCTGTTGGCTGGCTCCATCACGGCCCTGTGTCCAGTCCTTCCGGCGGGGGCCACTGGAGCGTTGTAGTCGGTTACACTCCGACCCACCTCATCTTTAATGATCCTTATGGTGAGGCAAATCTGACTGCAGGCGGCTATGTAAGTCACAAAGGCGGCGCTGGAGTTGCCTATTCCAAGAAAAACTGGCTGCCTCGTTGGCTTGTGGACGGCAACGATACCGGCTGGTTCTTGAAAGTCCGTCCCAGTTAGCCATGAACCCTCTAGAGCACAGCACAGAATCCAGCTTCCACAAAGCCGCAACAGACACCTGGCTCGTGGAACGCTTCAACAAAGGCGACTACCGCGGCCTTCTGGAAGCTGCTCTGCTACTCAACACCCTGCACCAGCTGGAACGCACAAAATCCGCCTGGGCCATTCGCGAAGCGGCGAACAACCTGGCGGACTGCTTCGGACTAGACCGCGACTTGGCCTAGCCTTCGTTCTCCATCTTTGTGATGTGATCCATGTACAGCCCGGTGTACAGGCTGTGCATGGGATGCGCGGGAGAATCGCGCCCATCTAGAACGTACAGACGCTCCAAATAATCTTGCCGCCCTTGGTCAATGCGCACCTCGGCCCAAGCCTCGACAGCCCACTGTGGAATTTCAGTTGTCATTGCAAGTTTCTGACAGTTTTTTACGCGCCTTCGCAGCCACACTGGGACTGGTATGCGACCGAGCCAGCTTAGGTTTTCTTGCCGGTGGCACCGGAGTATCCACCCGGCAATTCGGGTAACGATTCTTGGCAAACTCCACAGCCTGCTGGAGCGACTCCGCCCTCACCAGATCCCGCATTGCTCCCTGCCCAGGCAACCAGATCTGCAGCTCAAAAAGGGCAGACTTTTCTGCACTGGTACGCGAGATACCTTCACCGAAACGTACTTCCCGGTTTTCTTCCCAGTTCAAGACGTTCATTCTGCTTTCCAAGACCGGGGGTAGACGGGTTCTTCCACGCCATGGACGCTAACAGGGCTATTAGTGCAGCGAGCCACAGCTTGTGCAGCCACAACAGCGCGTTCATAGGTGACCCAGCTTGACGCATCATCCTTTGCAGCCGTAAGCCCAATCCCATTCCCTGGCCCATAGACCGCTGTAACCCAGCGATCCCCTGCCATAACCACGTACCGCGTCACTGTCCTTTAGTGAACTACTGTAGTAGTTTAACCCGCAACCGCCACCAGACTCAGACTGTTACAAACCATAACTGAGTCTCATGCGCCAACTTCTGATTCACCTTCTGGCTGCTTGGAGCGCAATCTGCCCTGCACCCGCCTTTGCACTGACTCGGCCCAAGCCGCCTTATCCGCAGCCTCCGCAGCCCTGTAGTCCGAAGCCGGAAGCGCTTTTTCCAACGCCGCGTAAACCATTTCCCGCAACAACCCCGTCACCTTCTTACCTTCCGTGGCGGCAAGTTTTTCCGCCAGCTTGTACCTATTGGTATCAAGCAGCAACTGGCAATAGATCTTCGAGCCGTGGCGCAGCGGCATGGTCCCTGTTCTAGTCTCCTACACAGTAGCATACTGCGACACAATAGACTCACCACCTTAAATCCTGATCCACCCCTTTCCGCCACGCATTGGACTGCGCCACCCGCGCACTGGAACGTTGCTTCCCGCACCCCTTCCTTATCCCCCTGGCCCACTCCAGAAACGCCGCTGCCCTGTGAAGATCCGCAGTCTTGGCCGTCCGCACCTCACGCATCAGCCACTCCAACACGATCTCCCTGCCGGTGCGACTCATGCGTCTAACTCTGAGACTCGCAAGATCGACTGGGGCGACTGATCAGGACAAAGCTCCAGCGCCTTAAGCCTTGCGGCATAGGCGTCTGGAGCGGTCACAAAAATGTCGTGCATCGGGCCATGACGCGGCCACATCCTGACCCGATACTCAAATTCCTCCCGTTTTTCAAACATTTTGCGTTAAGTGCTTGACCCGGTTCAAAGCTACTGCGGCTACATGGGGAACGACAGCGTTACCAAGAGCCTTTAGGCGGTCCACCCGACCGGAAAACCCATCATCTCCTCGACAAATGACGGGTTTAGATACAAAGGATTTCCAGTCATTGGAGAGCATAAAACGTGAATCTGTCTGCCAAGTAGGCCATTCGCAGGAACTTTGCCGGCGCTGTACTGGCTGCCATCTTTCCAATCCCTTGTTGTTGGTGTAGGTAACATTTGAGCAATCACAGGTTCTAAATTCGGGTTGGGGTGCTTCGCTTGAGTGCGTAAATTGACTGTCATCGCGCTGTTTGCTCTTGGGGTAGGCAACAATCCAGATTCTGTCTCTTTTATGACAGGCTCCCACATCTGCAGCCGGAATACATGCCCACTCTGCATCAAACCCTGCCGAGGCAATTTCCCAGAGGACTTCTTGGAATGTTTCCCCGTTGGCGTGAGATCGTAAGTTTGCCACGTTTTCAATGACAAGAAACTTGGGCTGAATCTCCCTAGCCAAACGCATGATTTCAAAGAACAGCCCACTTCTATGGCCGTGAATACCAACTTGTTTTCCTGCGGTACTGAGATCTTGGCAAGGGAATCCTCCGCAGATAACGTCAAAAGAGCCAATTGGAGCTGTAAAGGTACGGACATCGGAATGAATAGGAACAGTGGGCCAGTGTTTTGTTAAAATTTTTTGACAGAAAACGTCTACTTCCACAAATTGGGTAGTTTGAAATCCTCCAACGATGTTTTCTGCAGCGTAACTAAATCCTCCAATACCAGAGAACAGATCAAGTATGCGTAGTCTCACTTTGCTTGGTCCCAGCTATCCCCAACCTTAGCTTCTGCCAGCGCTGGAATATCTCCCAGCCACTGAGCTTCAGCATCTTCCATGACCGACTGCAACTGGAGCGCCCACGCATCCGCATGTTCCTCCGCAACAAGCAGGATTACTTCGTCATGCACGACACCTGCCAAGCGCACAACATCTTCCCCATCAGCCTTCAACAAAGGCCACAACTTCCCAAGCGTCCGCTTAAGCACCGCCGCACCAGCTCCCTGGATCGGGGTGTTGCATCGTGTAGTCAACTTGTTGTGCTCGCCTGGAAGAATCCTCCGCATACCAGACACCCGAATCCGTATCTCACCGTTCCTCTTGCTGTTATCCGCAGCGTTAGCTGCCCTCCGCTGCCACTGATTGATTCCCTTATAAGCGAAGTGGAACTCTTGCCTAATCGCACCAGCCTCATCTAACTGCATCTGGATCCCCATTGTTGCTGCGTAATTACGAAGCCCTTTTGCACCACTTCCATACAGCAATCCAAAGTTTGCAGACTTCGCAATTTGGCGTTGTTCTTTTGTAACCGCATCTTCAGCTACCCCATAAATCTGCATCGCAGTAAATGTGTGCAGATCTTTCCCTTCTTGGAACGCTTTAGTCATAAGTGGATCCTGCGCTTCCGCTGCTGCAAGCCGCATCTCCATACCGCTGTAGTCCGCCACCACAAACTTCCAACCTGGAGGCGCCTGCACACAAGCCCGGAACCGCACATCCCGCGGAATCTGCTGCAGGTTGGGACTCATACAACTCATCCTCCCAGTATCTGCCCCAAGCTGCAAATAACTAGCCCGTATAAACCCATCACTAGCCACATTCTTCTCCAAAGTCTCTGCCATCTGCCTACGCTTCTCCACCCGTTTCCACCGCAGATAATCCGCAATACACTTGTGCTCCCCCACATACTCCTGAAGAGCCGCCTTGCTGGCACTACCTTTTCCTGTTTTGGGATCTAACGGAGGCTTACCCAACAAAGCCGAAAACTTAACCAGTAACTGAGCGGGGCTATTAAGGTTAAAAACTTCTGGATCAGCCTTACCAGTCTTTTCAGACCGGGTTTTGTACTTCAAACTACCCAGCATATCTCTGCGTAGTTTGTATTCCGCAGGCAAAGCGGCGTCAAAATCCTCAATAAACCTATCCCCAAGTTCTGTGTGCTCAATATCTAAATCTTCGATAAGTTTAATAAGCGACTCCTTATTAAAGGGAAGCCCGGTTCGCCATAACTGTGCCATCGACTGGAGCGCAGCACATTCCAACATCCACGCCCCCGCCAGATTCTCCACCGCCATACGCTGCTGGATCGGCTTCTGGAGTTCCGTAAGCACCACCACGTCCTTCGCGGCGTACTCTATTTGCTCCAGGGTAAGATCACCCGACCAATCACTTTTCTGCTGCTCTTTTGAAATGTCGTAACGCAGGTAACGCTTAATTACGTACTGCAAACCATGCTTCAAATTAGGCAACCCGTTGGTGAGAATCCGGCTAGCCAGCATGGTGCAAAGAACCTTTCCTGCTGGGTGGATCTCGTACTCCTGCAACCAAGCCAAATCAAACACTGCGTTGTGCGCAAGCCAAGTGCGCTCAACGTTAAAGAACTCCTCCAATACAATCCAATCGTTGTCATCCAGCTGCCAGCAATCAATCACCACAGGCATCTGCCCAAGTGTGCATAGCTGGAGCAACCGCATCCCCCCAAAGGTCGGCTGGAGCCCCGTCGTCTCAACGTCAAATGCAACAGTAACAGCCCTGTCCAAAGTGGGCAGATGCTCGATGCCAAAGAGAATTTCCATGCCTGGTAGGGCGAAGTGAGTTACTTAAAAGTTTTTAGCCGGTGCTACTCTAGCACACTACCAAATTCCCGCGCCGAGCACAGCTCAGCCATAACAGTCCCAGCCTCTGGAATCCCGAGCGTACAGCGGTGATGCCAATGCACACACTGCTGGCACACACCCCCACCCTCCAAGGGCTTGTACTTCTGCCGGTGCCAAGCCTGCCGCTTTTCCTCTTTTCCTGCTGGCGAACTGCCGTAACACTTACAGCAATACACCGCACTAATAGTTTTGTTGCCACAAGTAAGGCACAGCCTTTGGGTGAGTCGAAGAACTGGTGTTTTCATGAAAAGTGAACACGTAAAAATCCAGAAAGGCGCTCCATTTTGCTGCTGGTGTTGCCGCGATGTACAACAGATCCAGAAGGCAGTTCCACCTCAACAGTGAACACCCGCGTACCGCAGTCCAGACAAGTGCGCTGGCGCAGGATGGACTCTGTTGTATCCCTACAGGTTCGCGTAACACGAACTTCCGACGAATCGCAGTTGGAGCACCTCATTCGTCGTCAGGATCGCAATGGTCAAAGTAAAAACCTTGGAGCCGCTCCACGATGTCGTGTGCGGCAACAAGTTGTTGAAAGAACGCCTCGCTAACTAAGTAGTCGCTCTGGCGGTGCTTGCAGTCGTAACACTCATACCGCCGCCGCTTAGCACGACCGCTGTACGTCTTTTCTTGGAACAACATTCGCATTGCCCCAGCGCACTTGGGACACCGCTGTTCCCCCAAATTCATCGGTCCCTGTAAGCCTCCGTAGCAAGCGTGTTAATAAGCCGATTTAAGTACCAAGCCGCTTTACGAAAATCCTCGTAAGGATCTTTTTTAAGCCACGCCCTGCTGACGTATTTAATGACCTGCCAATGCAAACCACCAACAACAGGATCTGGAGCAGCTTTGACCCAATCTTCAATAACGTCGATTACCTCGACGCGCCCCGCCGTGTAGTGCGCCGGAGAACTCACCGGATCGTTCATCCCTTGGACCTCTGTACTTTGGTGTCGCCGCAATAACGGCCTGTGAGCGCGTAACTCTTAGCCGGCAACATCGACATCTTGTGCCAGACAATCTGCCCAATCCGCATCCCATGCCATAGGGCAACCGGATGCAGAGATCGGGCATTTTGCAGCTCCAGCGTCAACCTGCCTTCGTAACCCGGATCCACGTACCCGGCCATCAGGTGCTCAATCCCCTCCCTGGCACGGGAAGACTTAAGCGCCAGCTGCCCGGCAATGCAATCCGGCACCTTGAAAAACTCCACCGTTTCCGCCAGCACAAACTGGTGCGGCTGGAGCCAGAAGGGCTGATCAGGGCCGGTACCGCGAAGCGATACCGTCACCATCACAGCACTGTCTTCAACCTCAATCAGCAGATTCTCGCCAAGTCTCACATCGAGACTTGCGGGATTCACGAGGGCCTCATCGAAAGGCGAGACAAGACCCCGTTTGCACAGGGTCCAGATCTCCATATCCGGGAGAATCAAGCGGTGATCTCCACAGCTGCAGGTGTGCCTTGGGACAGCTGCACATGCTTCCAGGTCTTACCCCACTTGATGCAGTTGATGGTGGTGACATGCACGCCAAAGGCAGTCGCAATCTTTGCCGACGACTGGGTCCCAGCAGCCAAAGCCCGCTTGATCTCCAGCACCTTGGCCTCCGTCAACACGGCCACACCACGCTTGCCCTTGCGGCTGGACTTACGAGTCTTAATTTGAGACTTCGCTGTACGTACATCTGACGTACGCTTTAGCTCACCAGCAGGGACAGCAATGGTCTGCCTGGTGCTGCTGGTATCCAAGTCAATGTGCTGAGCGTTGTGCAGGATCGTGGCGACCTCTTGCTGGTGCTCTGAAATGGTCTTGAGGCTGTCGGCGATGATCCGAGCTTGTGTGTCAGAGAGGATGAGCATGTGCTTGGTGGTGAACGGCTCTTAATGTACTACGCGAAGAAGCGGGGATCCTGCTTCTTAAGCAGATTGATGCGTGAAAGGGGCAGCTTGAGAACCTCGTGCATTGCCATCTCGGCCAGCTTGCTGGAGCAGATGCTGTCACTGGTGGCAAATACGTAGATCAGGTGCCGGTAGAGCTGGGTCAGAGTCCGAGCTTTGACCCAGTTGGTGTCGCCTGGTATGGGCTCCAGTCCCACCTCCCAATCGTCGTAGTCGTCCGCGTTGCGAATCTCACGAGACTCAGCGCTACCGATATGACGACTGGATCGGTTCCCAGTTGTCGACTCGCTCGGAAAGCATTTTTCGGAGGCCAGCATCGGTAGTGGGAATTACGTCTTCATCAGAAAGGTAGAAGGAGCCTCGGCACACGGCAGGTAACCAGGCCGGCACTTCTGCCACCAGCTCCATCTCATCCACCAAGGCCTCCACGGTGAGGCAGTTATCGACGCCAAAGGACAGATCCGTGATTGCAATAATCTGCCTCACTTGCTCACCTCCACGGCAGAACCGCACTGGAGCTGATCCAGCCACTGGTCCCAGCTCATCTTGAGGAACTGGGCGAGGTCGTCAAGTTCGGCAAGCTTAGCGATGTGGTAACCGGGGTTCTCCCCGGCTGCCTCGGTCTCAGCAATTGCCTGCTGGAGCAAATGCTGACTCCAAATCACTGCGAAGTACCACCGGGACAGATTTTCGTTTGGAACACTGGTGTGGGTTGCCATTGCGTGTAACAGAAACAGAGCGAGAGCGGCTTGCCCTCTCCCTGTAGTGTTGCACAGAAACAGCCCCCGTCAACCTGCCTCTGTTGTAAACCGTTACACGCCCCTAGGCGCTATGCTTCGGATCCAATGACTTTCGGAGTCACTGGGCATTCCGTAGCTGGGGAGGCTGCGGTGAGGCCGGCACCTCGTGAGGACCGGCCACCTCCCCCCGAATTACGGCAACAGCTTCGACGCCAGCCACAGCGCCAAGCAACATGCCACGACGTAGCCGGCCATCAGCTCAATCATCAGGGGCAGCGTCACAGAGCCTCCAGCTCGGCGGCGATGGCCAGAAGGATGGCGGCATCGCGCTTGCAGTACAAAGCAGCAGCGCGAAGGGCGGCGGCGATGCTGCGACGACGCTGCACAATTTCTTCATTGAATAAACCGTGGTGGATGCAGGCTGCTTGTAGCACCGCCTGGGCAGCAGGTGAAAGCGGCGGCGCAATAGCGTGCTCGCTCATCAGCAGCAGAGCCTCGTGCTCCTCGTTGGTGAGGTCGTCCATGAGTTGGTCAGTCATCGGATGCACTCCAGCAAAAACAAGCCCTGAACCACAGTGCCGCCAGCGGTGCGGCATTCGATGATGGTGTGAACATTGACCCAGATAACCCAGGCTGCTGTAATCAGGACGACTACCCAAATAAGCACTCGGAGAGGATTAGTCATCAAGTTGCTCCAGTGCGCGGCGGATGGTGTCTGCAGCCTCTTTTATGAGGTAGCCCCTGTCGAAACTGATGTACAGCTCATCAAGCGCTTCCTCTTTGCTCGGCGGCTTGGGCTTGGGGCGGCGGGTGGCGCGGAGTTTGTCAGCGCGTACATCGTCCCACCCTTGTTTCATCCACTCACAACACGCCTCCAGCTCCTGGTCAGCTCCCCAGCGGGCGGCAGCAATGCAGATGCGCTTCTCAAAGTTTGTTGGGAAAGCGCCAATACAGTCGTTGGACTCGGTGGCTTGAACCCACTGCTCCACCAGCTCAGGCGGTGGGGTGATTTCGGAACTCCTAATTGGGAGTGGATTAGGAGTTGGCTTGGCGTCCAGCTGGCCCATCGCCCACTCAATGCAAAAACGGGCAAAGGTCTTGAGGTAGCCAGAGCCCCCTCGCTTGCTACTGTCCACCCTCGCTTGCTCAGAAAACTGCTTGAGCAGGTGCGGCGGTGGGGTGATGGGCTGTTCAGTCATCGGTCACCTCATTGATAACAGCGTGCTCGCCAATAACCCGCAGCGCAGCCCGGTTGTAGGCCAGCGCCGCCTCACGCTCGGTGGCGTAGTTCCCGAGGTAGTACCGGCCGCCTCGATAGCCCAAGGCTGCCCGCCACGGCAGCTTGGGGTTGGTGCTACGCGAGACACCCCGGTAAGCACTGGCACTGTTGGCAGGCCGCGGCCGATTGGCCATCGACAGGTAGTAAGCCTCCTTGGTGCCAGCGCAGTTGAAATACCCCACAGACTTATGCCGAGTGTAACACTAGTCTACCGGAACGCCGAGGATTTCGGGCTGCAGGTCAGTCATGACGGACACGTCCGCCCCATGCCGCAGGGCTTGCCCCACTAGGTAGTGGAACGAATCCACGGCATCCTCGTCACACTCGATCTGGTACTCCTCAACCTCGTAGGCCTTACCACGCTTGAACCAGCAGATCCGCACCACGGCCAGGAGATGACCCGGCGTGGTGCTGACTGTGTAGTCCAGCATCGGCCTACGAGGTTTTTTCGAACGAGGCTTGGACACGGATGGATCCCTCCAAAACAGCCAGGCGCCAACACGCGCCAGCCCTAGGAAAAAGTTAGGCGGTTTCAGCACGCTGCAAAATTTAGATGTACTTAACAATGCGGGCGGCTTTCCCGCGATTACAGTCTGCGCACAAAGTCCTCAAGTTGCTCGGATCGTTACTACCACCTTTAGATATAGGAATAGTATGGTCCACTTCAAGTACAGCTCCTGTAGCTACAGATGCTCCACAATCGCAACACTTAAAGTTATCGCGTTCTAAAATCGTATGGCGTAAACGAACGGACATATTTCTTTTAATACGAAGGCCTTGCCAATATTTACCTGCAACTTTTGCACCGTCAAAAATAGCATTGCTGCGTATATTTATGTTTGAATGTGCAAGAATATCTTTAAACGCACGTCCTATAAAATATGTACATCCTAGACCGTAACTAAACTCGTTTTTACTAGATATATGTATAATCCAGTCTAAAATTTCTGCAGTATCATTGACTTCGTTTAGTACAATTTCATACATCGCTGCTTCGTTGTACAAAACGTAGTAAATGGCTTTTTCTTCTGCGACACACCGAAACTCCCACGGGCCCCATGTAACGTTTAGCTGGTTAGCACCTTTAACATTTACTGCAGGAAGATTTATATTTTTATCAAAAAGTAATTCATACGGATTTCGCAGTACATTTGCGCTATCTAGAACAAACTGAGTGTAGGGGTTTTTGAATGTCATAAGATCACCGGAGCAAGCTCCGGACGTAGGTGGACGGGGCGATGCGGCCGCTGGAGCGGCGACGCATTGGAAGGGGCAGCCACCCCTCCCTTTGCTGCGCTTGGAGCTTAGTCCCAGAGGCGTGCGGCTTCCTGCATCAGCTGATCCAGCTCCTCTGGGGTGCGTTCGTCACTTGAGGAGGAATCCCCTCGCGTGAATATAGGGCTGTCCTGCTGTCCCAAACTCTGAGAACCACTGCGCTGCAAGGTATCTGCCGGATTCGCCTGTCCTGTTTTGTCCCGTTCTGTCCCAACCTGTCCTTTTGGTGTCCCAAGGACAGGTTCAGGACAGCTTGGGACAACTTGGGACAAAACGGGACAGCCCATTTCCTCAGATCCCGCTCCAGCACTGGATTCTTTCTCTTTAGGACAATTATTAGCTCCAACCCCCCTGTGCGCGAGGACTGCTGAGTACCTCTTGCTGGAACGATCCCCCTCAGCAACTACCAATCCCCGATCAGCCAACCGCTGGAGCGACTTGGCAATGGCGCTGACGCTGCCACCCAGTAGCGGATCAGCGTTCAGCTCCGCCTTCGTCATCGGAACGCCCTTGGTACGGAGCCGCTGGAGCACCCGATCAATGATCGAAGCCGGGCTAGCGGAGTCCACGTCATCCACAGGAGGCAGATCCTGCAGCGAGAAGGTCAGGTCCTCCTTCTGGCGCAGGATCAGCTGCTTGCCCTCGTTGCCCTCCCGGCTCTTACCGATGGTGATAAGCCGCGCAGAGGCCCCTACACGCTCCAGCTCGGCCTTCTCCGGGCGTCGGATGCCCCAAGACTCATCCACGGCATCCTGAAGCGCTGTGGTGCCCCTGAAGTCGCCAGTCTTGGAAGCGTGGTGGATGAACACGATGGTGGTTGCCGGGAAGCTCTCGCCGTTCTCCGAGCTGTACCAGTAGAGCGGCTCGGCGTACTCAGCCTTGTTTTGGTCAAAGGCACAGCCCCGCATACAGGCCGTCACCGAATCCCACACCACAAGCTTGGGACGGTGCTCCTCAATCTGCTGAATAAACCACGGATACCAAAGCATCGAAACTTTGTTCCGCACAATCACGGGATCGTCCGCCGTGAAATCCAAATCCTCAAACTGCTTCCGAATCCGCCGGCTGTTCTGATCCCCGTTCAACCAAAGCACTGTGCCCTGTTCAACTGGAACTTCCTGCCCCCTGACCGAAAAAGGCGTCCCCCTGGCAATGTGCTGAGCCAGCGTCAGTACAGCCATCGTTTTGCCGCAGCCACCACGACCGTGCATCAACACAGTGCCCGGCTTAGGCAACAGCTCTGGAATCAAGTACTCAATCGGTGTCTCTTCAGTAGCAAAAATCTCTTGCAAAGAGCCTCCATGCGAACCACGGCGAAACTCCTGATCCGCAATTAACAACCGCACTACAGCTGCTGCATCGCGATAACCAGCCTCCTGCGCAATTTCATGCAGCTTGTGCTGCACTTCAGACGGGTTAGGCAGTTTCATGGCCGCCTCAGCCCGCTTGACAATTTCCTCGTGCGAAAGACCGA